ATCAGAAATAAATACAAGACTGTCTTCTGCCGAAGCAACATGGCAGATGGCAGAAAATTTATACAGACAATTAGCAGACCAAGTTAGAGAAAACAGTTATGATATTAAGGATTTAAGTAGGTAATGAATTATGGAGAACGCCAGGATGAACTATTACTTTACAGGAATTTTAATATTGATGCTAACAGCTTTAGCTTTTTGTGCAACTCCAGCGTATCCTAGAAATGAATATCTTAACGACGGTACTAATACTTGTAGTACTGGATCTTTTGATGTCTCCGTGGAACAAAGAGATTCCGATTATAATTACAGGCACTACAGTCCTTCTAATGATTATGACAATTATAGTGATGATCGCAGCTTAAGACTTACCTGGAGAAAGTATTTAGGTTCTGCCTGCACAAAAGAATTTAGAAAAGTACAAACAGAAAATGCACAATTAAAACAGCAATTAGAGCTGATGAAAATGTGTGGAAAAGTCAATAATAATCCCACTATTGCACGTAATCCTAACTTCGCATTGCTAGTACAAAAATGTTCTGGTATAATAATTCCTGAAAATAAGAAGCCTGACAACAGTCATTGGGATGATCTGAAAGATAATTATAAGGAAGAAAATCCTGATCTAAAACTTATGGGCGACAAGTTTATAGGACCGAATGAGTAATAAACCATTAAAAATTTCTGAAGAGGCTAAGGTGCAAATGCCGATGAAGACGGTTGCGTCTTTGATAGCGCTCGTTGCAATTGGAACGTGGGCGTATTTTGGTATCAATGAGCAACTCAACAAACACAGCACTCAATTAGAATTATTTCAAAAAGATTTAGAACATAATACAGAGTTTAGAATTAAATACCCACGTGGAGAATTAGGTCAATCAAGTGGAGAGGCGGAACTTTTTATGTTGGTGGAGCATATCGCAGGATTATTAGATGAGTTAGAAATAGAAGTTAAGAGTATGAGAAACAATGCAGTTAACATAGAATTCTTACAAGAGAGAACAAAAAAACTTACAGAAGATGTAGAAAAATTAATTAGAAACGGGAATGGTCACCAATGATAGAGATTGTATTTGCATTAATACTTGAATTAAAAGGCACTATGATAGAACACGTTTATAAAGATTCTTTAAAAGCGTGCCTCTATTCAAAACGTATAGCTAAACAAGAAGTAAATCCGGAGCGAGTAGTCTTTAAATGTAAAAAGGTGAAAGCAGAAACAGAGGTTTATCAAGATAGAAAAAGAATTATAAGGATAATAGAATGATAAACAAAGCATTAAGAAACTTATCTTATCTAAATAAGTTTGCACAAAATTTAAGAGACGCAAGGTTTTATCAACGTAGAAAAAATAGTAAAAAAATATATAACAGAAAAAAAATTAAAGATGCAACTTACACGTAACTTCAGCTTACAAGAGCTAACCAAATCAGATACTGCAATCCGTAAAGGTATTGATAACGAACCTAACGCAGATCAAATAGATAAATTAAAAACACTTTGTGAAAAAATTTTACAGCCGGTACGTGACCACTTTGGCAGGGTCAAGGTAACCTCGGGCTATCGAAGTCCAGAATTGTGTGTTGCTATTGGCAGCAGTTTAAATTCGCAGCATGCCAAAGCTGAGGCCGTTGATTTCGAAGTAATAGGTGTGGACAATGCAGAAGTAGCTGACTGGGTTTATTCAAACTGCGAACCAGATCAATTGATTCTCGAATACTACACACCTGGAGAGCCCAATAGCGGATGGATTCACGCAAGCCACATACCGTTTCAACCAAGAGGTCAATACTTAAGAGCGTATAAAGAAGAGAAGAAAACTAAATACAAACCAATTATTGGTAAAGCTGTAGATTTAGTATGAGTGATCAATTTAAAGTGTTCCACAAAATTGATACGGTTCATGGACATTGCGAAGAGTGTGAAGAGGATAGTATTTTAGTTGCGATTGTGTCAGAGTTTTATAGGTGCACAAACTGTGGGCACGATACTAGACAACATGTTAATGGTAGTATAAGGTATTTGAAGTTAAGTGAAAGTGATAAAGAATTTATAAAACAAAATGTTCATAGAGATAGATAACTTTTTAAACGACTCTGGATGTGATGAAATAATAAAAAGGTGCAGCGCTTGCATTGATAAGAATAAAGTAGATATAGAATATAATCGTCAAGGGAACAGTGTAAACACCAGGGACCATGAAGAACTAAAAGATTTAGATCAAAAAATATTTGATAGAATAAATTTATTTGTAACAAAAAGATTAACGTACAGTTTTAATTTAGGTAATTCTAAAATGAAAGACACGGGCTATTCTTTTCACAGATATAAAAAAGGAGATCAACTTTATACTCACGCCGATGGAGTTTTTTCGCATGAGAAAGATGAAGTTTTTAACCCAAGAGTTTTGGCTTTAGTTGTAAATTTAACAACTAATGAAAATGCAGATTTAATTTTTCCAAGGCATAACAAAGCAATTAAATCTGAAAAAGGTAAGTTGGTAGCTTTTTTACCCCATCATTGTTATGAACATTACATGAATAATAATTCTGATAAAGACAGAGATGTATTAGTAACTTGGTTAGTTGATGAAACAATTGAATGTAAAAAAAATGTTGGCACTACAGATACAAGATAATTTTTTTACTGAAAAAGAATTTAAAATTATAATTAACAATTTAAATAAAATAGATTTTAAACCCAGTACAAATGAAGATTATCATCATTTTAGTTTTAACCATGAGTTTGATCCTGATGATGAAAACCAATGGATATTTAATAAAATAAAAAATATATTTTTTAAAGAAAATTTAAATGTTGTTAGATGTAGATTTGATATGAGACACAATAAAAATCAAGTTATTGCTCACGTTGATAGTGAAGACACTAGTCATAACTGTATAATTTATTTAAAAGGAGATGAATTATTACATAATGGTACAGGTTTTTATTACAAAAATAATTTACATTCTTATGTGGGATTTGTTAAAAACAGAGCTTTATTTTTTAATGGGTCTAAAGTATACCATACAGATCTCCAGGGTTTAGGACCAAGCTCTATGAGATATACTTTAAATATTTTTTATGAAAGGGTGAAAAATGGCTAGACAAAAATTTGTACACTTTATACCTAGAGATAAACCTAAAAAAAGAGGCCCGAGACAACACAAGAAAAACTTAAATAAACATGAAAAACGTCAAAAGAAATTAACGCGATACAAAGGCCAGGGTTAGGTCATGAAACAATACGAAATAGATCGTCTAGCTATCATGTGGAACAAAACAAAAGATGAGAAATACAAAGAACAATGGTATAAAGCTGTTAAACTTAAGTCTCTTGCATTGGCTGACAATAAAACTTCACGTGATAATAGCCTTTATTTACTTCCTCTGGCCCTAAAGAAACGATCTTTTTAGTAGATACTTCATATCCCGTAAGCAAACAATCGTACATACTATCAAATTCAACTGCTACTTGATAAGGTTTTAAACAATTTCCTGAGATACCAGAACACAGTATTACTGTTAAAATAAATTTCATTGACCCCCTTGACATTAATTGAAATATTTTGTAGGATATCCGAATATAAATGAAAGGATATAACATATGACGGATTTTAGCAAATACAAAAACATCTCAGTTAGGAATGAGACGTATGCAAAAATTGACAAAATTAGAAAAGTGTTAGTACCCGATGATCCAGATGTATCTCGATCGCAGGTAGTAACTATTCTAGTAAACAAAGAAGCCAAACGTTTAAATGGCAAACTTAAATAAACCAATAAAGGAGAAAGTATGAAATATACGTTGTTAAGAAGAATCAAATTTAATCACGGCACGGATTGTGTCAGTGTGATTAAAGAAGCTGATTCATTAGAAGATGCACTCAAGTTTAAAGTAGGTGCAGAAATGTTAGAGGAACCATCGGACAATACTACGTTTGAAGTTTTAATTAACATTAATGATGCATTTGATTACATTAAAGAACCAACTAAACCATTGCGTTTAACGGACGAAGTAAAAAAAGCATCGTGACGGAACTTAGAGACGAGCATTTGGAGGTTATAAGTAAAAACAAAGCAACGGGTTACACAAAAGATAATAGTGATAAGCTATTAAAAGCCCGTGAAATTTATAACCGAACCAATGGTCTGCAAAATATTTCGGAGCATGAACTTAAAAAATTTAATGAGTTGATGAAGTACGGAGTATGATGAGTGAAGCAGACATCATTGAGTACCACAAACTAATTGAAAAGTTAGAGTTATTAAAAAAGAAAGGGGCTCCGTTCGATGATCGGGGCCCCTTAGATCTTACAAAAAAAATAGAAGTTTTAGAATTTAGAAACGAAAAATTACACAAGCACAATGAAAAATTAACTGAAGAGATACGTTCTCTTCGATCTAAACTATATGTGAAAGGAATAAAAAATGATTAGAGGAGATAGCGGAGACTATAATTTATTAGCCAAGTGGGCAAATCAAATGGCACCTAAAGATTTTTATCTAACCGTAGAGATTGGGGTTCGAGAAGGATATGGCTCTCATGTTATTATGGAAAATTTAAAACATAAAAATAATTTTCATATAGGTATAGATCCTTACGGGGACATTACATACACACACATTGATCCTAAACCAGGGTTTGTTCCTACATGGACAGACTTTCAGGGCAATACTTTATACAATAAAGATGGAAGTTATAAGACTCCGACTTATCCTAACTCTATGAAACAAACTTTCTTGAGTGCTTTTAAACATCACGAAAATTTTATATTATATCAATTAGATGATCATGAATTCTTTAATGCT